CCCCGCCGGAATGACCGGCGGGGGTTTTTGTTACCCGGCGAAGCTGACGTACCGCTGGCGGTTGTCTGGGGGGCAGGCGTCCGTGTCGATCAGCGGGGCCAGGCAGTTCATCATCGCCTCTACCGCCGCCTCGGGCATGGGAGCTTTGATCTCGATCCGGTCTGGATTCTGCTGGAACTCGTTAGCGTAGGAGTGGAACACGCCGTCGATCTGGATGTCGCCGTCCCCGACCGGCGGGACGTAGACGCCCAGGTGGCCGAGGTAGGAATGCGTGTGGACCATGGTCTTGAAAATTTCCACCCACATGCGGACGTGGCCTGGGACGAAGACGCGGAGCCGCGACCCGTCCTTCAACAGCAGCCCCTTGAGGCCCGGCAGCCGTCAACGATATTCTGGGCTGCATCCCTCGCCCGCTCGTGCCTCGTATTTTGGTCGCTCATCGCGTTCACTCCCGAAATGAAAAAAGCCGGGGCACCACCAAGCTAGTGCCCCCGGCTGCGAATCGCGGCAGGATCAGCCACCGCGTTAAGGCTTATTGGATGCCGAGGACGTAGATCACCACATCACCTTCCACCGCGACGTTGAGGCGGTCTGTCCTGAAGTCACACGTCCCCTCTTGGGGCACACCGTCTCGCTGGGAGACACGCATCTCCAGCCCTACGCCCGCCAGGTACTCGCGGGCGTCGGCTTCCATCTGCCCGACCACCTGGGCCGGGTCGAAGCGAGGTGGGAGAGGGTGAGGCCCCTCCTCAACCACGCCACGCATATCTCTTATCATCTGGTGTCAGTTCTCTTTGGTTAGAACGCCTTCTTCTCGAAGTCCGATCGGCTGATGCACTCGACCTGATCCTTACCAGGCCCGGTGCATACGTAGACGATTTCCTGGTCAGGGTTGTCCTCATCCCGCGTGGTCACGGCACAGGGCCGCTTCCACAGGTAGTAGATGGAGCGGAGGGTGTCCGCAGTTTCCTTCGGGTGGAGGCCGCGACCGTCCCACTGGTGCTCCATCAGGAAGATGTCCTTGGCCCGGTGGTTGTGATCCACCAGCCGGATGTCGGGCAGTCCGCCGTTGCGGTATCTGGCCAAGAGGTTCGCCTTGATCTTCTTCCAGTCGCGGCTAACAATCTTGTACTCCCCGGTGGGGAACCGCCGCCACTCGAAGAACTCGTATTTCTCGCAGAACTCCTGGTCGAAGAACTCTGCGATCAGGAGGTAGTCGTTGTAGAACTTCCTGACCTCGAAGACTTTCTGCTTGCCCAGGCCGAGCTTCTTGTCCCACTCGGCCTTCTCCTTCATGTCCTTGCAGTCCTCATAGTCCTGCCCGAACTTGCCCTTGTTCCAGCGGTCCTCGATCTCCATCAGGAGCTTGAACCCGATGGCATACGGGTTCATCGAGTATTTGCCGCCGAGAACGCCGGCCTTGTGTCTGGCGTAGTCCACGATCCCCTCGCAGCCGGCCAGGCCACGCAGAGCCATGATGTTGTAATCGACGTAGGAGGCCCACCCCTCGTTGATGGTCTTGGTGTACCGCTGCGGGTTGAAGTACACCGCCTCCTCGTACAGCATGGCCATGATGTCCCGCTGCCAGATCGTCAGGGGGGCGTGGTCCTTGAGCCAGCCCATGATGTCCCTGATCTTGCCGTCCTGCTTGATCGAGATGCCGAGGGACTGCTTGACCTCATCCTCGCGGATGCGGGCCTTCTGCTTCTCGATCCACGCCTTGTCGTTGAGCCACGGATTCATGTAGTCGTGGCCCTCGGCGGTCTTGAAGCGGTGCGGGAACTTGTAGTCCCGCTTGTCCGTGACCACCGGCTCACGGTACTTCCGCTTCTCCCACGCCTTGGCGGGGTCGAGCAGGTCGTCAATGGCGAGCACCTTGTCGATGAACTCGCTGACGATCTCCTTGCCCCACCGCCGCATGTACCGCTCGATCCGCGTGCCGTGCGTGGCAAGCTCATTCATCATGTTCTTGCACGTCGGCCCAAAGAATATGTTCTGCTTGAAGAAGTCTCCGTGGCCGATGGCGTGGGCGATCACGGTGACGTGATCGACCTCGGGGTTGCTGTCGAGGCAGTAGATGTAGAGGGGGTCCGTGTTGACCACCATCTCGTAGATGCGGTGCATCCCGTACTGGTAGCCACGAGCCAGTTCCTCGTACTCCATGCCCCACCGCCAGTGCGGGTAGCGGACGGGGAAGCCCCCGTAGGCCGCGACCTCGCTGATTTCGTCGTAGGTGAGGAACTCCACGACGAAAGGCGGGTAGTCGAGGCCGAAGTCCTTGCACTCCCGGTCGATCTCCGGGATACGCTTGAGGATGTTGTCCGGTATTTTCACGCCCGGAATCGTGTTGTCGCCCATGAGGATAGGCGAACCCATGATGAGGGATTGATTGCTCACCTGAGACTCCCTTGTTCGTGAAGTTAAGGCTTCTGTCCGCAGCGTCCGTTACGCTGCGGCCCGGACGGTCTGGTGGACGCTCGGCTTGCCGAGCAGCCGTTTGATGGCGTCAAGGATTTCCTTGGACCGCTCCTCGGGGTTCATCTCGAAGGAGCCGGGCCACATCATCCCGACGCCTGTCGCGTCGTCCTTTTCCCCCTTATTGCCGCCGACATAGGCCGTCCGCACGAAGTTGGGGTCGAGCTTGCCGGCTTTGATGACTTCCTCGACGTGAGCGTTCAGGCTGTACCCGTAGTTCCAGCACTGAATCTGGGTCAGGCCGACGAAGTTCACCTTGTCCGGCCCCAGGTCTTCCTGGAGGCACTTGGAGAACACTTCGTTGTCCGCGTCCCAATTCTCGCCGTCCGAGAAGTAGAAGACGTAGATGTTGTACTTCTGCGGCGGGTAGCGATGCTCCAGCAGCTTGTTGATGAGCTTCAACGCCGAGGAGCAGGTCGTGCCGCCGCCGTAGCGGTACTTGTAGAACTTGTCCTCACCGACCTCCTGGGCCTCGGAGTCGTGGCCGATGTAGACCCGCTCCGTCCGCTGGTAGAACTGCTTGATCCAGATGTCGATCCACCAGGCCATGTCCGACACGATGTCGCACTTGTGCTGGTCCATCGACCCCGACCAGTCGCGGGCGAAGAACACCAGGGCGTTGCTCGACGGAATCCGGTGTTCCGTGTACTGGCGATACCGGATGTCGTCGTTGATGGGCGTGAGGATCGTCTGCGGCACGGTGAAGCCGGGCAGGAGCCGCTTCTCGTGCTGCCCCTGGGCCATCTGCCGCTTGAGCGTGTTGCGGAGAGTCTTCCGCAGGTGACGCAGGGCGTTCGGGCCGGTGCGGGACAGGCTGTTGTACCGCTTCTTGACCTCTTCCCAGGTGTCGGACGGCTTGGGCAGCAGGTTGGGCAGTTGCAGTTCGTCCTTGAGGAACTTGAGGACTTCCTCCAGGTCGATGGCGACCTCGATGCCCTCGGCCTCGCCCTGGCCCGCCTTCGGACCCTTGCCCTTGCCCTTGTCCCGACCGATCACGTCACCAATGTCGCCCTCGCCGCGACCCACGCCCTTGTCGGGCTTGCCGAAGCGGAAGCCGGGCAGGTCGAGCCGGGGGATGGTGATGCCGATGGTCTTGCCGTCGCGGGACCGCGTGCCGAAAATCTGGCCGGTCTTGACGCGATCCTTGAGTTCCTTGTGTGTCTTGCCACTGACGACATCCCTGAATTCGCCGTGGTCCTTGCCAATCCGTTTTGGCATTTTCTTACTCCTTCACGAGCGTGTTGCTCACACACAGCGTCAACATACTTGTCCATGTGCTGACGCCGTTTTTGTTGCCTGCTTAACCTGGCATATATTCCTGGGTTCCCATGCCAGTAATCTCCGTCAAGTTGGACTGCCACCTTTGCTATTGGGATCGCAATGTCCAGAGGGAACTTGCCGGCCATGACGTACTGTTTCTCGTACTTCATACCAGCACGGTCAAGCAAGTCGTAAGCCGCTAACTCCAACTTGCTGAAACCCGAAAACTCCTGCCGCTTGCCCCTCGCACAACACTGAGAACAGTATTTCCGTTCCTTGTCACCAGACCAATACTCAAACTCGTAACCACACGCTTCACACAACTTTTTCGCATACTTCACTCGCGGCCTCGGCCCAGGATGTGGCCTGCCTTTTTGGAACTCCCACTTATGCTCCCGACAGCAAAACCAGTACGTAGTTTCAGCATTGTCTCGCCACCGCTTGATTTCAAATATCTCTTTGCAGTAGGAGCATGTCTTTTCTACAAGGCACGCCTTTGTCCTGCTTTTTAAAACCCATGAAAATCATGAGTCCCTAAAATCGCCCTCTTTCAAGGACTAAACCTTGCTCCCTGCGAGCAGTTCTTGCAGGAAGACTTCGCCTCGGAGAATCTCACCCCGATACCAGATATTGCCAACAAACTCTTTTAGGTCTGCCAGTCTAACCTGTAGTGCTGTAAGCACGGCTTCAACATTGTCGTTCAGATGCTTCCACATCGACCATGGATGTCCTTGTCTGATGGCTCCTTATACCAGTCCTGATACCCGTCACGGAGGTATCCACACCCGTAGAGATAGTCGTAGAACTTACGCCTTCTACCGCCATTCAATACATTCATCTCATCCAGCAGGGTTGACAAGGTGGGTTCTTTGTGGTGTTTGCTCATCACTCTTCCTCCACCTTCCTGGGGAGGACGATGCAGCGGGCGTCGAACGCCTTGTCGATGTTCTTCGGTCGCTTCCACTTCGGGAAGGACTCGAAGGTGTAGGTCTTGAACCCGCCGCTCGGCGGATTGACCCGCAGGCGTACCATGTTCTTCTCGACAAGCTCCTCCTGGTACAGCTTGAAGTCTTCGTCCCAGACGTTGATCCTGGCGAACTCGCCGTGGGCGTCCTCGACCTCTAGCTGGAAGTACACCGTGCCCTTCTTGGACTTGTTCTCGTGGACCTTCTTGATGAGTACCTCGACCTCGCAGCAGGTGATGCCGCGTGCGATCTCCTCGCGGTAACGCTCGAAGGTACAGCCGGTGTAGTTGGGCGACTTCTCCAGCGGGTGTTTCCACAAGAAACCGTAGTAGGTGATCTCAGCCTGCTCGATGTCGGTCAGGCTGGCCAGGTACTCCTCGGCAATGTCCGCCTCCTTCTGCGGGTCGTAGTCGGACATCTGGAAGGACAGGTCGCCCTTCTTCTCGTAGTTCTCCACGCTGCGGTCGTGCTTCTTCTTCAGGGCCATGTAGTCTTCGACGCATGTGTTGTCGTGGGCACGGTAGAGGGCGTTCTCCCAGCCGACCTCGTATGGGTCCACGCCGACCATCTCACGGAACATGGTCCTATACTTCATAATCGTCTTCTCGAACCGCTTTGTGCGGTCCATCTTCTTCTTTTCCTTGTCCTTGAACTGGCAGTAGAACTTGAAGGTGTCCAGTGCCTTCTGGTCCTTGAAGCAACGCAGGGCGACGACGGGCTTCAGGACCACGCCGTTCGTGCCGAACCGCACCAGGAAGTCCTTGAAGTCGCGGTACGGCTGATGCTTCTCCAGTTCAGCCGCCGACTCCTCACCGATGCCCTTGATCTTGCCCAAGGCCCAATAAATCTTATCCTCGGGGTGGGCCTTCGGGTAGTTCGGGCCGATGATGGCGAACTCCTGCTTGGACAGGTTGATGTTCAGCGGCTCGATGACGACGCCGTGCTTCTCTGCGTCCTGCTTGTACTCCTTCAGTCGCTCGTCGGCGGTCGGCAACGCACTCATCACGGAGGCGTAGAACTCGATGGGGTAGTGGACCTTTAGGAACAGCATCATCCACGACAGGTAGCTGTAGGCGGTCGCGTGTCCGGCGTTGAACCCGTAGCCCGCGAACGACTCGATCTGGTCCCACAGGTTGACCGCACCATGCTCGTCAATGCCCAGCGTGACCTGGGCGTTCTGGATGAACATCTCCTTGAACTTCTCGAACTTGGCCTTGTTCTTCTTGGAGATGGCCTTGATGATCGGCTGGCATTCCTCAAGTGGGATTTTCCCCACCTTGTTGAACACCTTCATAACGTCCTCTTGAAATAACATAACTCCGTAGGTCTTGCCGATCAGTTCCTCCATGACCGGGTGTAGTTCATACGGCTTGCCGCCCGGCTGCCCCAGCTTGTACTTCTTGCGGAGGCAGTATTCCTCGTGCATCCCCACGTCCATCGGGCCTGGACGGTACAGCGACGTGTACGCCACGATGTCGTCAAAGGACGTGACGCCACCCTTGCGTGCCAGTTCGCGGATGCCGTCCGAGTCGAACTGGAACACCATCTTGAGGTCGCCACGGTTGGCCGTCTCGATGCACTTCGCGTCGTTGATCCAGCGGTCGGTGTCGGACCAGTTCATGCCGCCCTCGACGGCCATGAACTTGTCGATGCCGTGCCGCTCGCGGATAAGCCTTACGCAGTTGGCGATCTTCTTGAGTGCGTCGATCACCAAGAAGTCGTACTTCACCAGGCCGACGAGGGTCAAGTCCTGCCCGGACAGTCCCTCCACCCAGGCACTAGCCCGGCTGCCGTCCTTGCCACGGACCAGCGGCACGATCTCGTGAATTGGCTTCGAGGAGATGATGAGTCCCCCGGCGTGCATACCCATCGAGCGGTTGCGGTGGGGCGGCTCACCCTTGTAGTCGAACTTGTGCCAGTCGATGTCGGAGTAGATGAGGTTCTTCGCGGCCTGGGCCGGGCCGGGTATCTTGTTGCCGTCCGGGTCTTCGGCCCACCAGTGCTTATCCACCCACTCCTTGAGCGGCGGGTAGAGGTCCAGGGCCTTTTCCCACGTCAGGACGTGGCCCTCGTCGTCCTTCAGGCCGAGTTGGGTGGTGATGCGTAGGATTTCGTCGCGGTCCTCACCGAATACGCGGGCCATGTCGATGAGGGCGGACTTGAGGCCGTAGGTGTTGTAGCTGCCGATGTTGCAGCAGAACTCCTCACCGAACGCCTTCGGGGCGTAGATTTCCTTCAGGTAGCCCCTGACTTCCGGCAAGTAGTCCACGTCGATGTCCGGCCACTCCGGGGTCGTGTACTCTGGCTGCTTCGACGCCTCGTAGGACTTACAGAGTTTGAGGAGGTAAGCGACCATGAGGTTGTGGTCGTTCTTGGCGAAGCGAACCTTACGGTCGTACAGGTCCAGGAAGTAGTCCGCGTCCTTCTTCGCCGCGATCTCCTTCAACTCCTGCGTCAGTCGGTTTAGGTGTTTCTCCTCGGTAAGCCCAAGTTGTGTTAATCTCTCTTTGCAAAGCCCCTCCAGGCGTTCCATTGGCGTCATATGTTCCAACCTCACACACGATTGCTATCAAGGTATATCGGACAGGAGAGATGAGTTCTTCACAGAAAACAACAAGAGCCTGGATCGTTAAATCCAGGCTCTTGTTGTTACCGTTCTAAGCTGTTTGTTGTTAGCAGTCGCCGTTCTGGCAGAACTGCTGTACGGCCTGGTTGAAGCCGTCGTTGCCGAAGGCACCCTGCATCGACTGGAGCATGTTGCCGTGTGCCGGGGTCAGACCGCCCTGGCCACCCATGTCGCCCATGCCTGGGTCTTCCATGTTCATGTCGGGGCCGACCTGCTGGCCCATATCGTCCTGCGACGGATCGACGCCCGGCTCCTCGGCCATACCGCCTGGGTTCATCATCGGGTTGCCGCCGCCTCCGTCCTGGCCGTCAGGCATCGGGATGCCAGCTTCCTCGGGCGGCATGTTGCCGTCAACCAGGGAGTCGGCAACCTTCTCCATGAAGAGTCGCCCACGACGCCTGCGGGACTCGCCCAGCCCGGCGTCCTTGCGGAACTTGGAGTAATGGTCGTACATGGTGCGAGCGAACTTGTCCGTGACCTTCTTGCCGTTGTCCCGGTCGCCCATCATCTTCACGGCCTCGTCGTAGAACTCAGGGTGGTCCATGAGTTCGGACACGAGGTTCTCCAGGTGGCCGTGCCGCTTGGCCTCGCGGACGAGACGCGAGATCATCTTCGGGTTGTGCATCAGGGAGCAGATGTAACCGATGGCCTCGTGGGGGTGTGGGGTGAATGGCTCCCCATAAAGGTCGTGTACCATCTGGACCGGTATCCGATCCTTCTTGCCCTCATTGAGCAGGTAGTTCACGAACTCCGTGTCGGACATGCCCTTGGTGATTTCAACGAACTCCTTCAGGGCCTTGCGGCTGCCCTTGTGGACGGACGGCCTCGGGGCCGGCGGCTGCCCTAGTGCGGCAGCCTTCTTCGGGTCCATGTTCGGGTGCTTCGCCTGTCCGAGCGGAGTCGCCCCGTCCGGTTCGCACATGACCAGGCCCATGTCGCGGCCATGGTTCCCGTAGGGGAGAACCTGGCCGGTGTTGGCTGGTTGGTCCGGGTACTTGCCGTTCGCTGGCGGCTTGTTCGGAGTCTTGGCCGTGTAGTCGGCCATGAGAGTCGTCTTGGCCTTGTTGTTCTGGAGGCCAGCGGTCTTCTCCTCGATAAACTGCGAAAACTTCTTCAGTCGTTCCATAGTCACCCCATTAACGTGTTCTCGGTTATTTAGTCCCCTAGTGCCATAATTAACCACCGCATGGGGTATTTAGACCTCAACAGATGAGAATTTCCTCTCTGTGGAGGAGGTCTTGGTACTGGTCGTTGTGCTGCTTCTCGTAGAGCCAGTACGGCTTCCGCCTGACCAGGGTGATCTTCACCCCGATCTCGTCGCTGAGGGCCTTGAGGAAGACCAGGAGCCTCCTGGTCGGGACCGGCGGCGAATGCTTGGCGAAGCCGTCGATGGTGTCCGAGTACCAGTAGCCTTCCGACGAATAGGTCAGGCCGTTGACGTGGTAGAGGAAAGCCTGGGGCTGCCATTTGTTGGTGAGCGAGCCGCACTGGAAGCTGGTAAGGACGTGGAACTCCTCCGCGTCCGGGAACTGATCCTTCAGCCGCTTCTTGATGTACTTCTCCACCGGCTTGTCGATAGCCTTGATGCGGTCGTGGATGTCCCTCTGGATTTCCACATACTTGTTCTGTAGCCGCTCGATGCGGGCGATCTGCTTTGAGACGTTCATTCGTCGTCCACTCCTTCGGAAATAGGTTGGCTAACGAAGCGGGTCTTCATCTGCCGACCGCCTCGGGCCTCGTTGAGAAACCGTGAGAAGAGGAGGCCGTGCCGCACCGGGTCAACGTTGGTGATCCCCAGGCAGTAGCACACGAGCGACCCGACAGCCGATCCACGGCCTGGGCCAACGGCGAAGTCCCCGGCGTCCCAGCCCAGAATCTCCGGGCAGACGCGGCGGGCCTCGTCGGTCATCGTCTTCTGGATGAGGAAGTAGGACGCGAACCCCTTGCGGGTGATTAGCTCGTACTCCTCTTGGATACGCTTGAGATAAGCCTTATTGCGGTACACCCCCCGCTTGATGAGGCCTTGCTTCAGATGGGCCAGGAGCTTCTGGTCGGCGTCGGGGATCGTGGGCAGCTTCACGCTCCGGTCAAGCTCCACGCCCTCGGCCTTTCGGCACACTTCGATTGTGTTGAGCTTGGCCTGGTTGAAAAGCTCGTAGGGGATCACGTCCCAATACATCGCCTTGTACTTGTCGTTGATCTCCTTCTCGGACTTGAAAGACAGGTTGGTGTCCTGAAGCTCGAACACGTCCTCGCCCGTCTCCACCTTCATCTGGATGTCCTTGATCGTGGTGTTGCCACGGATCATGAGCATGTACCGCTGCTGGGCCGAGTCCTCCGGGTTGCAGTAGTGGCAGTCGTTGGTGATGATGAGCGGCAGCCCGTACTTCTGGTGTGCCCGGATGATGTAGGCGTCGTAGGGCTTCTGCTTGTGAAAGTCCAGGAGCATTAGTTCCAGGTAGTAGTGACCTGGGAACATCGCCATGTACTTCTCGATCATCGCGTCGGCGGCTTCCGGGCCTCCCCGGTCGAATGCCTTCCCGACCTCCGAGTTGTAGCAGCAGGACGTGAAGATGATCCCTTCCCGGTGCTTAATCAACTGCTCGTGGTTGACGCGGGGCTTCTTGTAGAACCCGTTCAGCCAGCCCCACGACGTTAGCTGCACCAAGTTGGAGTAGCCGACGTTGTTGTACGCGATGGCCAGCAGGTGATAGCTCGTGCTGGCGAGTTCCTTCTCCTCGGGCGGCAGGAACTTGATCTGCTCACGCGGGACGTTGGTGTTGTTGACGTACAGTTCGCAGCCGAAAATCGGCTTGATGCCCGCCTTGTCGCAGGCCCGGATTTGCCTCGGGATCACCCCCATCATGCCGTGGTCGGTGATGCAGAGGTACTTCATGTTGTTTCGCGGACACCGCTCGGCGTATTCCTCAACCTGTGCGTAACCGTCAAGAGTGGAAAAATCGGTGTGAACGTGAAGATGCTCAAGACCTACTATCGCAGGCTCCTTGTCGAACAAAACTGCCATTGAACCTCCTGAGATGTGCCTATGTGTATATCGACCAGTGCGTGAAAAAACTCCAGGAGCTTTCGCTCCTGGAGTCTGGTCAACCCTTGTTGTTGCTTGAGGAGGGACTCAAGTATTGCCGATACTCAAGGGCAACCGGTTGTTACTCGTCGGACTCGATCTTCTTCATCTTCAGCGGCTCGCGGACCTCTGCGATGCGGAAGCGAATCTCCAGGCCGTCCAGCTTGTAGCCAACCTGCGGGAGGCCTGCCGGGCGGGCGGCGTCCTGGCGGAATGCACCACCTGGGGCCGAGTCCTCGATTGGGAACTTCTTCAGGTTTTCGTCGCACGGAACGGCCACGTTGTCGTCAATAGCGAACTCCACGCCGACCTTCTTGGCCCACTTGGCGAGACGCCGCTGGGGGACGATCAAGTTGAAGGTTTCGCCTGCACCACGGACCACCATGCCGACGTAGCGACCGTCTTCGAGGTACACGCCGCCACCGGAGGAGCCGGGGAACGCTGCGACCGTCGTCTGGTCGTAGACCGTGCCACGGTACACGCGACCGTGCTGCGACATGATGCCGCTGGTCATGGAGTTGAAACCCATCTGGCCAAGCAAGCTACCGCAGTGGAACAGCTTCGTGCCGATGGCAGGAATATTTTCGTCCAGGTAGAACTGCACGGAGGCGTTGACGAAGTTATTCTTGCGGACGCGGAGCAACGCCAGGTCTTCGCCGTTGTCGGCATCGGAGTAGCGTAATACTTCGGCGTCCATTTCGAGACGACCGACCGAACGACCGTCTTCCACGAGTTCCTTCACCACTTTGGCGTCGGCAAACTCAATCACGGTCTTCTTGCCACCGGTATTCGGGTCGATGATTTCACGCTCACGCCGCAGGTGGGCTACGACGTGCCCCGCAGTCCAGACGTAGCTAACGCCGCCGCGGGTCTTGATGACGCCAGAACCTTGGGAGTTACCGGCGTGGATGGTTACGCTGATGTCCTGGAGGTAGCCTGGGACATCCTTTGGCAGAACTTGCGGTGCGTTGCCGCGAGGCGGCAGCTTCTTGCCCGTCACCGGGCACACAGGACACTTGTCGTCATTCTTGTCGCCCTTCGGGGCGTCGGGCTTGTTGTCGGTCGGCTTTGCCGGGGGTGCGGCTGTGGTCGCTGGGGGTGGGCTGTCGTCCGCATGGCTTGGTGAGGCAGCCATACCGAAGAGCGAACAGACGCTCACAGCCGCTACGAGGGCAAGAGCCGTCAGAGTACGCTTCATCCTAAAAAGTCTCCTTGGTGAGATAAGTAGAGGGAACCTGATATGGTCTTATAGTAGTAGTCAGCAGATTTTTTCTGCTCCACACGCTCTAATACCATATCGTCACTTCTGGCAGGGTCCGTTAATTCTTATCCGAAAAAACTTGGACCCAGGTTGTCCGCAAATGACGTTTCCAGAAAGAAAGCAGGAGAACAAGCACAATGTCCACCAATTACTGGATCGAACAGCACAACAAGGAACTTTTGTCCCTAGAGATCAAGAAGTACCTTGACGATATACATGGTGGGGTCTACGACCCGAACATGGCCCAAGAACTGGCCAAGGAAATCGCCGCCTACCTGAAGAAACAGGGCAAAACACAGTACAAAGTCTACGTCCGGCTCGCCCTGGAGACGGGCGAGTTAACCATCGAGATACCGTAATGGCAACGCACGACTACCCGAAACACCACGTACTCGAAACCATCCGCAAGTACACCATCGGTGACGGCCTCAACATCGTTGTGGACCCCGACCGGAGCGAAGGCTCCTGGGTCCACGACCAGCTAACGAACAACCGACTACTCGACTGCTACACCCAATTCGCGTCCATGCCCCTGGGGTGGAACCACCCACGGCTAGTGAAGGCGGCTGCCCACCTTGGGAAGATAGCAATCCACAAATTCGCCAATTCCGATATGTACTGCCCAGAGTACGCGGACTTCATCCAGGAGTTCGCCTACGCGGCCAAGGACTTCCAGCACTTCTTCTTCATCGACGGCGGCACGCTCGCAGTTGAGAACTCCCTGAAGGCGGCGTTCGACTACAAGATGAAGAAGCTCGGTGAGACGCACGATTACATGGCGAACAGCCTCGACGTGATCCACATGGAGCAGGCGTTCCACGGTCGGAGCGGGTACAGCCTCTCTCTCACCAACACGCTGCCGGTGAAAATCTGGGGCTTCCCGAAGTTCAAGTGGACGCGGCTCACCAACCCCTGCCTGGGCGAAGGCCAGGAGCGGCGGACGGAGATCAGCCTGATGCAAGCCGAGGAGGCCATGCGGAAGGGGCACGTCGCGGCCCTCATCATCGAGCCGATCCAGGGGGAAGGGGGCGACGTACACTTCCCGGAGAAGTACCTGCACGACCTGCGGCAGTTGTGCTACCAGTACGACGTGCTGTTCATCGTAGACGAGGTACAGACCGGCGTGGGCCTGACCGGCAAGTATTGGGCCTACGAGCATTTCGACCTGAAGCCTGACCTGATGTGCTTCGGCAAGAAGACCCAGGTGTGCGGCTTCGCCGCCACCCACAAGCTGGCCGAGGTCGAGAACAACGTCTTCGAGCAGTCCAGCCGGATCAACAGCACATGGGGCGGCAACATCGTTGACATGGCCCGCTTCGTGTACATCCACCTAGCCATCCAGGAGGAGAAGCTGGTGGAGAACGCGGCGTCTGTCGGTGACTACTTCCTGAGGATGCTCAAGGACAGCCACCTGTTCGACCACGCCCGAGGTCGTGGCCTCATGATCGCCTTCGACCTGCCCACGAAGGAGGACCGTGACCGGTTCCTCCAAAAGCTCTCCAAGCGGATGCTCGCCCTCAAGTGCGGCGACCGCTCGGTGCGGCTGCGTCCGCCGCTGACGTTCAGCAAGGACGACGCGGACAAGGCGATGGAGTTCATCTCCGAGGCGTCGAAGTCGTGATAAGCGTTAAAAGAAAAAACCCCCGCCGGAATGACCGGCGGGGGTTTTTGTTACCCGGCGAAGCTGACGTACCGCTGGCGGTTGTCTGGGGGGCAGGCGTCCGTGTCGATCAGCGGGGCCAGGCAGTTCATCATCGCCTCTACCGCC